TGCCATGATCCATACCTCCTTTAGAATCCGGCCACGAGGGCGCGACGTTGATGCTCTGCGATTAAGCAAAGAACCTTGGCGTCTGCGTCCACTTCGTTTCCGGGAAACCGATCCAACGATATGACCTGGCACTGTCCAGAAGCGCCAACTGTCGTTTGATCAAGCTCGAACCCGGAACGGCCCGTCGTTGTGTCGCCCGCGCCGGCAACGATGTCCATGTTCTGACCGAAGTCAGCCACGACTATCGTGCCCGCGACCTGGACCATAAAAAGCTGGTCCGGGTCGTCATACACCAATGCTTCGATTGGGCTGCGCGGGTCCGCAGTAAAGCTCACTCCAGAAGCCAACTGTGGGCGGAATTGCTGGTCCCCATTGACATCGACGAATCGAATCCCAGCGAACACGCCAACAGCAGTTTCACCTGCTGCACACGGTTCGATGATCGCGATTCCTTCGCTGTCCGCCAGGCCAGTGGCCCGAACGAGGTCGCCTGAGAAAAAGGCGTCCACGCTTGGGTTGGCCACGGTATAAGCGCCGAGTCGATTGGGGGTGCCTCCCGCCAGATGTCTCCTGGGAATGAAGCCATTAGGTCGGTCTACATTCGCCATTCGGATAAGCCCTCCGTTGTTCCGATGGTTTCAGTTAAAGGTCCGACATCTCGTCGTCAGCCGGCTGCACTGAGCGGGCTACACCTTGACCTCGTCGAACCGAAGAGACGTTCTTGTGCGCAATCGAGCCGAAGCCCAGATGCTCTTCACGGTGAACGCCTTTTACCTGACGCTCGATCGCACCGGTCTGCCTGGCCTGCCGTCTTTTGTAGAAGGCCTGCCGCTGCCGATTGATGCGCTCGGGCATCTCCATCAGGATCAAATCCTCTGCCCCGATGTAGTCGCCGTCGCCCAGTTGATCGTGTTGGATGATCGGGAGTGAATGATCAGTGCGGCTCTGACTTGAAGCCTTCACTGGTCGCCATCCTTCACGCATTGCTTTACGGAGCCTGGCGGTGTCTCGGACGGTGCCAAGACGTATCCGAATCCAGCGCTGGACATAGCCCGGCCGTGCCGGCGGAGCATCCAGTTCTGACGGACGGATCCATTCGAGAACCTCGCTGTCCCCATCGATCTCGAAGGCCTCGGTGGCTGCCGCGTCCAGATTCTCATCGTGGACGGCGCCATCGCCGGCGGTCGGATGGGTACTTTGATCACCTCGATTGCGATCCCCTGATGCGGCTTTCTCTTGAGCTTTACGCTCCAGCGAAGCCCGCTTGCCTGCCTGCATTTTCTCGATCGCCCGTCTCCTGGCAGGGGAGAGAGGCTTGCCCTCGGCGCCATCACCCTTGGTCGGGGTGAAGTCGTCGTCAGGCCCTTCGCCAATGTCGAATGTGCTGTGCTCGCTCATGGTCGCGCCCCTTCGTCCGGTACCTTGTTGAGTGCGTAGTTCTTGCAGTGCTCCGGGTCAGCAGGATCCAGTCCAAAGCGGACCATGTTCTGCTTGTCGGCCTGCGTGAGCCGCACCTTACTTCCCCCGCCCTTCGGCTTGTCGCCGCCTTTGCCGGTGCCCTTTTGGACACCACCGCCAGCGCCGGGCCGGTGAACTGGGGATCCAGCGCCTCGCTTGGGCGTGTCGTCGTCGAGATCGATGTCGATGTCGTCGTCGCTCGCCTGTCGCAGATCCGGATACTTGTTGTCGAAGTTCCGGTTAAAGGCGTTCCAGTACCGGTCGGACCTCGGGTCATACCCGTTGGTGACCAGTTTCTTGTCGAGCCGCCTGGCGTAGTCAACCTCTTCCTCGCGGTCGGGGTCGGTCCACCAGTTCTCATTGGCTTTGATGAACTCGATAGCGCGCGGATTCGCGGGCTGGTTTGCGCTCGGATCACCTGTTGCCAGGTCCTGCGGAGCGTCAGGTCGATGCGGCGCGGACGCCGTCATTTTCTTCTCTTGCAGGTCGTTGTTGAGTTCGATCAACTGCGAGTTCAGCGTGGCGTACTCCTCCGACTTCCCGTCCTCCATGGCTTGCACCATCTTGGCCTCGATGTCGGCTTTGGCCGTGTCGTACTCGGTCTCGGCGGCAGCTACACCGCGGTCACCCTCCAGGGTATTGATCCGCCCGTGCAGTGCGTCCAGCTCCTGGGCAACTTCGCCCCGAGCTTCGTTGATCGCGTCATCAGCGACCTTGCGTGACGCGCGCCGTTGACGCAGGCGTTCCCGCCGATCGTCTGCAGCGTCGTCAGTGTCGGCGCCGTTGCCGGCGTCGTCGGTGCTGTCCGATTGGACAACAGAGATGGCCTTGTCGTCGTCTTCCTCGTTGAGGTCGACTTCGACAAAACCGGCCTCGGGGTTGTCCGGCTCTTCTGGCAGGTCCCCGAATCCAGATGGGACCACCGGCGTGTCACCACGGCGGATGTCCTCGAACTGAAAGTTGAACTTCTTGGCAGCCATTACGCTCGCCCTCCTGAGCTAGGCTATGCCGAACAAATTAAAGCGCCATCGTATCCAGACGCTCCGGTGCCTCCGTTGTGGCCCAGATCTCGGTGTCAGATAACAAAACGAACATCGCTCCATCGGTCGTCATGAAACGCGAGCCGGCGTTCTTGTAGAACACCACCACGTCGCCCAGCTTGGGATTGCGCTCCTTGGTCAGCTCCAGCCCCGCTCGGGTCTTGGCCTTGAATGCCAGGTTCCCGTGCGCGACCACCATCCCCACATACGTCAGGTAGGCCTCGGCATCCAGCGTGTCCGTGATGATCACGATACCGCCAGCCGTCATCTCGTCAGGCTTGCGGATCATCACCAGGACGCGCCAATACTTCGGCACCATCGGCAGCTTCGGATGGATCGGCTGTCTGCGTAGCAACCAATTCCTGAGCCGCACTTGCCACTTCCGTTGCTGTAGACACCAAGCTCGAATGTCATCGTAGTCGGCATTAACTGCCTGGGTTTGCTTGGCCCGTTCAGCCGCGATCTCGGCAAAGTTTTCAACAACAGCGCTCATGACTCCGGCAGATCCTCTAGTTCCATCTCGTCATCTTCATCGTCGCGGAGTTCCTTAACGAAGTCGCGGATGTCGGCGTAGGCCTGGTTCTGTCCAACAAAGCGGTTGTACTTCCCGAACTCTACACCTGCATCCATGTCCTCGTGGTTCCCGGCGATCTTCTCTTCACACCTCAACAGAATTGCCCGTTTCGGCGACATAGACCTCCTTAGTGACGGTTACCCTGGCGGTGAGTGTGGACCCGTGTCAAAGTCACTCGCTCCGCCGTCGCCCGTCTCCTGGTTTTTACCCATGGAACCGCTGGCCCCCATGTTCTTGGAGCCATGGCCCATGCCCATGGTGTTGCGCGCCAGGGACTTGCCGCCTCGATGTTTCTTCTCGGCCTTGCGTTTCCCTTCAGCGCCTCCACCCTGCTGCTCTCCGGCTCGATGCGTCATTTTTTCTTACCGGATTCGTTCTCCATGCCGTCACCAGTGCTCTGGTTTTTCCCCATCGCACCTGACGAGCCCATCTGTCCGCCACCAGCGTGCCGGTCAGAGACCGGTGTCGCGGAGCGGCCAGCGTTCTTATCGGGCGCCGGCTTTGGAGGTACCTTATAGTCAGCCATGACGACCTCCTACTCGGACGCTGCAGACATCAGTCGGGCCCTGCAACATAGCCCTTACGTTCCGCCGGCAGCAGCGATCTTCTCGATCTGCTCCCGCCTGAAATACGATTGCATCTGCCCGCCCATGTAGAGCCTGGCAATCTGCGCGAACAACTCACTGAACCCCACGTTGCCCTCTTTGGCCGCGTTGGCGAACTTCCGCGGCGAGATCATCGCGCGTGCTCCCCTGGCTTGCAAGAATGCGCGCGCACGCCTAACTTCCTTTGGACTTGCCGTTGCTCTTGGCACTGGCTTTCTTCCTGGGCTGCATTACCGTCGAGCGTGATGTCGGCGCTCGCACCATCAGCTTGGCCTTGGCCTTGGCCTCGATCTTCTTCCGCTCGATGTCGGCCTGGCTCTCGTCGTCTTTGCGATCCTCCTCGGCTGCGAACGCCACCTGCTTGCGCTCCTCTTCGGCCTGGAACTCCGCCGCGGCCTGCTCCTGTTCGTCAGTGAACTTGGCCCGGGCCCGCTCCAGCTCGGCGATCGTCTCGGCGTCCTTGGCGTCCTCGATGGCCTGGGCCTCCTGCTCTTCTGGAGTCAGCGGCTCCTCTTCACCCTCGGCCTGTTTCTGCTGTCGCTGCAGCGCTGCCACGGCCCTGGAGATCATCTGCTCCAGCTCAGGCGGCAAGCTCTCGGTCATGTCGTCGTCGTAGATGTCGGCCGGCGGCAGCTCCATGCCGAGCTGCGCTTCGACCTGCTTGCGATACTTGTTGGCTTCGTGGTCCATGCCGTGCGCCATGAACACCGGGATCACCTGCTCGGCCATCTCCGGGTTGTCGACCATGAAGCCCTCGATGAAGCCGCGGTGGACCTCGATGTGCGCTTCGTCGTCCTGGGAGTAGACCACCTTCACCGGCTTGCCGACCAGCATGAACTGATTCTCGGTGACCGGATCCAGGTTCTTGTCCTCTTTCTCCGGCAGCAGCAGCTCGGGCTCGGGCACCTTCAGGGCCTGCAGCATCCGCTTGTGGGCTTCGCGCATGCCCTCCTCGCCGTACAGCTCCGGCGCCTGCATCACCAGCTCCAGGGTGCCTTGCGCCTGGGCGATGCGCTGCACGCTGGAGAAGATGTTGGGATCCGACACCGGGATCACGTCGACCCGGCCGTCGAAGTCTTCCTTCAGGACCTGCTTCTGCTCGCCGCCGACTTCGTAGGGATACTCCTCCCGCTCCATCAGCTCGTAGTTGAGCGTGGCCATCGCCTTCAGCTCTTCGCGCATGGCCTGGTGCAGGCGCTTGTGGATCGCCGACTGCGGCTTGGTCGATTGTTCGATCAGGGCGAGAGTTGTGCCCACTGGGCCCCGGTTCGAGGCCTCGCCGGTGACCACCTCGGTCACGCCGGCAAACGACTTGCCCCGCTCGACCAGGTTCTGGTAGGTGCTCGCCAGGCCAGGAGATGGCTCCTTGACCGGCAGCGGAAGGAACGCCTGCTGGAGGTCCTCGGGCGACATGTCCACGTCGCGGAACTCGCCCAGCGTGAAGCGCTCTTCCCCGGCGACCTTCGCTTTCTTGGACTTGAAGCCGCCAGGCAGGTTTGCCAGGGCTGCAGTGTCCAGGATCGCCCTAAGCGAACCGCTGGAGGCTTGGGCCAAGGAGCCAATGATGTGCAGGTACCCGAAGCCGTAGAAGCCCAGGCCCGGCAGGAACTTGTAGTGGATGAACCAGATCCGCTTCTGGTATCGATCGTCGCCCTTGCGCCAGTTGCGCCGGATC